GTGGATCTCCCATGAGAGGCAAGTAGGCGTCGATTCGTGTCCTTACAAAGTCGTTCAGCCTCGGAGAACTTGTCCAGGGCAGCTTGCTTCCGGTCGATTCCTAGGTCCCAGTTGGGATACTTGGACATCATCTCGGCAGCTAGGTAGTCCTGGCCAAAAGTACCTGCATCCGTATAGTCCATTGGACTGACGGTAGCAGATACAATCCTCGAGTAGTCGCCAGTCCTGATAGACTCGGCGATACTCCTCGAGTACTCCGTACTGCCTTGCGAAAACATGCGCTCGGCAATACCTGGGGCTATACAAGCATCGTAACGGTACAGATCCTGATAAGGATCCGCAGCTCTTTTGTTGCTCTTTCTCACGGGTTAAAACCTCAGTAGAGTTAGAGTAAGCAGAATCTATCGCTTGGGACGAGAGTCCCAGAGCGATAGCAAGGATAGGACCCATCCAAGCCACTTCGTCCAACTTTCGATCTTGCGATCGGGTTTAGAAGGAAGAGACATGGTTCAGGTCCTCGACAACCGACTTGAAGGTCGAATTGTCGAAAATCCCCGCAATTTCCTTTCGGAAATCTTTGCGGTTCTGCAGCGTCGTGTCCTGCGGCAGAATCATCTCACCCGAAAACCGCATCGTGTAAGCGACCTTTGGGACGCTCACACCGTTGATCACTTCCGTGACCAACACCGGCTGGGAGAAGTTGACCTGCGCGCGGTACACACGCGAGCCGTTGGATCCGTTCACAGGGTCGCGGAGAGTCACGCTGAGCGACCAGTAACCACTGGCATGCGCAGCACTCTTCTCCGACCACCGACCGGTGTCCCCCTCCACCTTCACAGCCGTGAAGGTGTGGTTTACAGGGGTAGTTGCGGCATCCGGAACAACAATGTTGGGAAGACCCATTTTGTGTTTTCACTCTTTGTTGGGAGCGGAATTGCTCCGTTACTTACGGGATCCGGATATCGCCACGCGAATAAGCGAAATTGCATTCGCAAGGCGAGTACCGGCGTTCAGCATAGCGCTGTCGTTTATCGACGGCATCTGTGCTGTCGGTCGAGAGGTCACAGCTATACGGCTCAATGACATAAGCCGTTGTCGCTGAGCAGGGCCGGCAGAAGTGCCGTTCTGCTCTATCGCATTCACGGTATTCAACCATTTAGATGGTTTACCCGTGACTGTGAATAGTCGCTCTGACCGGGTGAGTTTGCTGATAGATCCGCCCTTATAGTCCCATCCTAGCCCCGTATCCAACGCGGCTAGGTAGGCACCGAACGGGCTAAACCAGTCAGCAACAAAGCTAAACGGAACCACTTCCCACGCCACTTGAAGGGGATTAGTCATTCCCAACTCACTCATCTGAGCGAGCATAGGGTTTGCCAACTCCCAATCATAGCGGACGTAACAACGGAAGCGCGTACGCACGCGAGACTGCCATGGGTATTTAAGAACATCAAATCCCACGTTAGACTCGCCAGAGCCAAAGGCTTCTGTGTAGGTCTCATCCTTAGCCGTACAAGTCGCGATGTAGCGATCGTTCTTCATATCTTTCTCATGAAGAGCTTTCACCGCACCGTAACAGTCCGATAGGAGAGGCTTCCATGCGTACTGAGCCTCGAGCCATAGTTCATGCAGTCGCTTTTCCAACGCCTTCCTGCGTCGCAGACGTTCAAGTCTGTTACGCAAGAGTTGGGGGTTGGCTCGCAACTGCCTGGCCATGTACTCGAGGTCCCATCTCCGCAGTGCCCGGATAGCAGCAGCAATACGCCCGGCCGTAGTGGCCAGGTGCGTCGCCGTCGCAGTACGTTCCGCAAACGCCACACCAAGATTTAAATCTTGTTGTTTAAGCTTGCGAAACGCTCGTTGTTCCACTCGACCCACAAGGTCGGAAGGGAACGCAGGCACGACTAGTTGATAACCAGGTGGTGGCGTGGCCGGACCAACGTACGTAACCAACCGTTTCTGATTGGGCGCAGCAGAGCTCTTATAGTCGACCCGAAGATTTACATACGGGGCGGCTAACGGGCCTGTGCGAATTACACGGGAATAGTTGGTTGGCGGCCTCCAACGCTTCGTAGGGTCTGTTTTCACGAGTGCCGATTTTGTATTTTCACGGCCCTCGCAATTCAGTTCCCCGGAATAGTTGGGGGTCGGGTTCTTCGTCGCAGCGTACTGATCCGAATAGCCGGCCCAAGGCATCTTAACAAAAGATGTAGCCATTACCTGATAGTCTCCTAGTCTAGCGTGAGGGGGTACTACTAAGCCGTAGACTCCACAGTGAAGGACGAGATCGCCGCCGTACGGAAGTACGAGCGGTGACCCAGGAATCGACCATCGCGAAACTTCTTATCCCGGGCCTCCGGATCAAGGACATGAAAGACCTCGATCATGAAGACCTGGAACGAGTTGATCTCACGAATGTTCAATCCACCTTCCTTATAGAAGCGGTGAATTTCTTCACCAATGTTCACAAACAAAGCCTTCTCAGACTCTGCGGATACGGCGAAGAAGACCTCGCCGAACCCCTCATTGCTGAGGTCGCTAAGCTTGATGGACATCTGGTGCGGATGAATGGTCCCTTCGAAAAGGGGCTTGACATTCGCCACCGCACCATGTTGAGACTCGTAGTTATAACTAATTTGCATCAACATGTTCTTTTCCTCTATAAGTTGTGAGAGTTAACGGCGAAG